CTATCATTATCATAAAGGTAAAATTCCAAAAGGCAAAGTTGTTTGTCACGCATGTGATAATCCTAGTTGTGTAAATCCTGATCATTTATGGATAGGAACTCATCGAGATAATGTTTTAGATAAAGTTGCCAAAGGAAGAGCTAGAGGCAGAAACAGCAAACCAAAAACAGTGACTTTGACACCGACAACACTGAAGCCACCTAAGAAGAAGTAATGTGCATTGGTTTGTTGAAAGTGTAGTTTATAAAGACAGCACAAAAATTCCCAATACAACTTGTTGGCACATCACCCTCAAAGGTGTAGAAACTCCACGTACTATACAAACTTGGATAGAAAGTCGTTTCAAGAACGCAGCCAATTGGAGAGAGATTGTTGAATTCTATCCACAAGGTATGATCATCTGTGATGTAGATCTATATGACAACCGACGTGCTGACGCTGACTCAAAACCCCAAATAGTTTTTAGAACAGAATACGATCAAATGTTAAAAGAACTTGAAACTAAATGGAAAAAAAGTCTTGACAATCAATAAGTTAGAACATATACTGTAATTGTTATTTCTTTACCGTATAACACAAGCACTATAGGGTGATGCGTGATGCCATTCTATAGTGCTTTTTTTTGTGGCTGTTATAAATACAGTATGGAAAACAAATACTGCCCACCAAGTAAATACAGAACATGGGATCCAAACAAATGGGTGTCAGGGCCTGATCCTTTTACTAGAGAAAAATATTACGCATGGCACAAACACAGATCACAAGCCAACTATCGCAATGAAGCATATGAGCTTTCATTTGAAGATTGGCAAACACTGTGGAGTGATGAAGACTTCCTCAAACGCGGTCGCGGTAATCACTGCCTAAGTTTATGTAGAATAGATGGTGACCAAAGTTGGAACATCAGCAACGTAGAAATCATCACACGCATAGAACATAAAAAAAGAGGAAAAGCCACGTGGAAGACGACGACTTAGAAATTACATTTGATCCTTATGATCTACTGCAAGAACATGATCTACTGATACAGCGTTTAATCAAGTCACACAATAACCAAGACAAGTTTATACGTGACCTAGCCAAACAGCATCAAGAAATATCAGAGTTCCTAGTGCAGACCAATCAAAGACTCACACGGCTAGAAGATCAGATCAATGACAGAGCACGTAGATGAAACTGAGTGCGCCACAGCAAACTATTGCACGAGACACTAGTCGCTTCAAAGTAGTAGTGGCAGGCAGACGCTTTGGCAAAACATTTCTATCAGTAAGAGAAATCTGCTACACTGCTAGAATACTCCGCAGAGAAGTTTTCTATGTAACAACTTCATATCGTGCAGCAAAGATGATTGTTTGGAAGCCACTCAAACGCAGACTCATAGACCTACGTTGGGCAAAGAAAATAAATGAAAGTGAATTGAGCATACTGCTAAAAAACGGAACTACCATAAGTCTAAAAGGTGCAGAAGATCCTGATAGACTACGTGGTGTAAGTTTAGACTATGTGGTAATTGATGAAGCAGCTTCAACACGTTTAGATGCACTGTGGGGTGAAATACTACGTCCTGCACTAGCTGACAGACAAGGCTCAGCAATGTTTATCGGAACGCCGCAAGGACGCTCTAATTCATTTTATGACCTATACCAATTTGCAAATGATCCTACAAACAAAGATTGGGCAGCTTGGCAATATACTACACTTGATGGTGGCTTCGTAAGCAAAGAAGAAGTTGAAGCAGCCAAGCAAGACATGACTGACAAACAATTCAAGCAGGAGTTCCTAGCTACATTTGAATCGTACGAAAATCAAGTAGCATGGGAATTCAATCGAGACACACACCTACACACAGAACAAAACTTAAACACTTCAATCATACACGTGGGCTTGGACTTTAATGTTTCTCCGATGACCGCAAGCATAGCAGTTCTCAAAGACCAAACACTATACACCATAGATGAATTAAAAGTTTATTCATCAAACACACAAGAAGTAGCAGATGAAATAAAAAACAGATATCCAAAGTCAAAGATATTTGCATATCCAGACCCTTCAGGCAGCGCAAGGAAAACTGCAAGTGGAGGACAAACTGATCACATCATACTACAAAACGCAGGCTTCATAGTAAAAGCACCACGCAAACACGATCCTGTGAGAGACAGAATAAATGCCACTAATGCACGTTTTCGCTCAGCAAATGGTGATATCAACCTGTTAATTCACAAGGATAATAAATACACTATAGAAAGTTTGGAGAAACACACATTCAAGCCAGGCACAGGTATTCCGGACAAAGATTCGGGATTTGATCACATGTTTGATGCACTAAGCTATATGGTAGCTTTTCTGTTTCCGGTTAGGAAGACACAAACAACAACAAGCACTCCAGGACGCTGGGGTCATAAAATTATATAGGATAATCCATGGACGCTATACAAACACTTCAATCAGACATTAATGGTTTTCTTTCAGGAAACACAACGCACAACAGCTACAAAGACTATTGGCAGTATCTATTTGAAAGCTACATAGGCGGAGAAGAATACCGCAACGCAGGACACTTAGTAAAATATCAAAATGAAACTGCACGTGAATATCGTGCTAGACTAGAATCAACTCCAATGCAGAATCACTGCCAATCAGTTATTTCAGTTTATAATTCATTCCTATTTAGATCACCACCTGTTAGACAGTTTGGATCAATTGAAGGAACTCCTGCACTTAACAGTTTCTTAAAAGACGCAGACATGGATGGTAGAAACTTCAATACGTTTATGAAAGACGTATCAACTATTTCAAGTATCTTTGGTGCGGCATGGGTAATTGTTTCAAAGCCAAACGTGGGTGCAACTACACTAGGCGCTGAAATAGAACAAGGTGTGCGTCCATATGTGAATGTGTTAAGCCCAATGGTGGTGCTTGATTGGAGTTACCAACGCCTTGTGAATGGCAAATATGTGCTAGACAGAATCAAATACATTGAAGATGCCAATGGTGAAATCATCACAGTAAAAGAATGGGACAGAGAAAAAATTGTAACAACTGTGGTTGATAAAGAAAATGATCGCATGGTAGATCGAATGGTAGAAGACAATGGACTAGGCATGATACCTGTTGTGATTGTTTATAACAAACGTTCAATCATAAGAGGCATTGGTGTTTCAGACATAGGTGACATTGCTGATGCACAAAAGTTTATCTACAACAGCATGAGTGAAATTGATCAAAGCATACGTTTGGATTCACACCCAAGCCTAGTAAAAACAGAATCAACAAACGCAGGCGTAGGTGCAGGTGCAATCATACACATGGATGAAAGTTTAGACCCAGGCCTAAAACCCTACATACTAGATCACTCAGGCGCAAGCGTAGATAAGATACTTGCTACAATTGAACAGACCATAGGCTCAATTGACAAGATGGCAAACACAGGCGCAGTTAGAGCAACGTCAGCAACAGCAATGAGTGGTGTTGCAATGGAAACTGAATTCCAATTGTTGAACGCACGCCTCTCAGAAAAAGGTGACAACTTAGAACTAGCAGAAGAATATATTTGGGAATTGTTTGCACTATACCAAGGTCAGCAATGGGATGGTTTAGTAGAGTATCCAAACTCATTCAACCTAAGAGATGCTGCAAATGATTTAGAAATGTATTTGAAAGCAAGCACAGCTTCAGTTGGCAGTTCATTCCGCAAACAAATACACAAACAGATCGCAAGAACTGTAGTAGAAGATGAACTTGCACTTGATGAAATCATACAAGAAATAGATCAAGAAGCATATCAACCACACGTAATGCAAGACCCAGACACAGGTGAAACAAGAGTAGTAGTAACAGAAGCTGAACATCTTGCTCTAGCAGCACAAGGTTGGATTCACCCATAATGGCAGATGAAGCAGGCATACGCAAACATGAACGTCAATTGGCTAGAGTCATACGTGAGTTTGAAAGCCAACTGCAAACACTGATCACAACTGCACAAGACACAGTGGGCGCACTAGGCATAACTGCCACACGTGAGCAAGTTCGTGCAGCATATCAACCTGTGAGAGATCTTGCACAATCAACTAGAGCACAACTAGACACTATCCTAGCAAGCAATTTAGAAATCAATGCAGACGTGCTAACTCCCGAAACAAGCCAACAGTTGATTGCTGCCGTTGAAACACTAAAAACACAAACCATTGATAAAATTGTTACGCAAATAGACACTGAACAAAACACAGTAATTGACGCAGTGGTATTGGCAGGTATAGCAGGCGCAACTGCAACTGACCTAGTAAGTCAAACCAAACGTCTAATGAGAGCAGGCGCAGCTAGAATCAATACACAACTTGCAACAAGTGTTCTTCAATTTGACACAGTGGTCACACGCATAAGAGCAACAGAACAAAACGTCAAGCGTTTTCGTTATGTGGGTGGCATAGTAGATAAAACAAGACCTTTTTGTGCAAGCATAGATGGTGGC